ATGTGCAGCTGCAGCTTGTCGGGGCTGCGGTCGTAGCAGATCACGCGGTCCTTGGACAGGACGCCGCCGGACTTGGAGGCTTCGAGCTCGTTGATGGGCTCGATGGCGGTGATCATCGGGTTGGTGCGCAGGAAGAACTCCATCACCGTGGTGTCGGAGGTGGTGCTGCGCGGGGTGGTGGAGATGACGCGATACACGTTGTATGGAACGAGCATCGTGTTGGGCATCTCTTTCATGTTGCTGTTCTCGACGATCCGGGTTGCCGGCTCGTTGAGAAGCTGCAGCATCTCATCGGTGGTGATGTCGGAAGTGTCGAACCAGTGATCCGGCACCAGTTTGTCCACCTGGTTGTTGTTGAAGAAACCCTTCATGCCGGAGGGGGCATCGCCGAAGTAGGCGATCTCCTGCACTTTCTCTTCGTAGGCGCGACGCACGGCGTTGGCGCGGCGCTGCTCCAGGTTCATGCCGGGCACCATGGCGGCGGCACGGGTTTCCTGGACGGTGTAGGCGAAGGACGCGCCGATGGAACGGACTGGGTGGGTCACTTCCTTGCGGAGCACGTCAGCGCGGGGCAGATCCTGCGCTTTGTCACCGATGACCTTCATCGAGCCTTGCTTGTCGAAGACGCGATAGGTGAAGGAATCGGCGCCATTACCGACCTCGGAAGAGACGGGGATGACGGTGCTGTACTTGATGTCGGCGTACTCGACCTCAAAGGCGCGCTGGAGGATGGTCTCCAGCTCGCGAGCAAGGAACAAGCCGACCGTGTCGTTACGGATTTCGGTGGTCATGGGAGGGGGCTCCGGGATCAGGTATCGGCGGTGAAGGTGATCCCCGGGATGTCGATCTCGAGGAGCGCCAGCCCAGCGGCACTGGTTTCAGACAGCCAGCGAGCGCCGCCCGTGAGGGCGAAGGTCTTGTTGGCTACTGCGGTCTTGGTGAAGCGGCCCACGTAAGCACCGTCGACGGTGCCGGAGTGGTCGACGCCGAAGAACCGCACGTCGTCACCGAGGGCGATAGCGGCGGTGGTGTAGACCCAAACGACGCCTTTGGAAAGGACGTTGACGGTCTGCGTATCGGGGTAGCCCACGCGAGCGGAGCCGTCACCGATGATGTTGGTGGGGTTGGGTGTGTAGGCGGAAGAGCCGGCAACGCCCTCGAAGGTCAGGCCGTCGACGGCCATGCCCACAACACCGGTGCCGCTGGTGGCCAGCAGAACGGCGAAGGGGTCGTTCGAGCTCGGGGAGTTGTCGGTGGCGACGAGCGAGCCGAAGGGGATCGCGGCGCCGGACTGGTTGTAGTAGCTGCGGGACACATAGGCCTGCAGGTCAGCAATCATGCCCTCGTGACCAACGGTCAGCTCCAGGGGGTAGCTGCCTTGAGCACCAGTCGGATTGGTGACGGTGGTAGGGGTGAAAGAAACGGCCATGGGGGGAACTCCTTACTTGGTGGCGGTGAGGGGACGTTTCCAAGCCTCAGCCGTGCGGCTGCGGTATGCAGAGACGGGGCTGTCGTTGGAGCGGCCGGCTCCTTTCAGGGCGTCACGCAGGGTGGCGCTGCTGTCAGAGCGGTCGGAATCGGCGTCCTCTTTGGTTTCGCCGTCCTCGGTGTCGATTTCTTCGCCATCCTCGGCGTCGTCGCTTTCGGCGTCGGCGCGAGCAGCGAGGATGCCTTCAACCACGCCTTGGATGTAGGCGGGTTCGGCGTCTTCGCGAGGGGCGGAACCGGTGAGGTTCTCGAAGGCCTGGACGTACAGGGAAGCGTCGTCGATTCCGTCGAACTTGAAGTCCTCGGTGAATGCGGGCGCGAGGCGCTGCAGGGTGGCGAGACGCTCAGAGACGAGCTGATCGAGCTCAGCGGTGTCGATGCGCGGTTCGCCGGAAGCAGCAAGCTGCTCCTCGAGGGCGTCGGCGCGACCTTCAGCCGCTTCTTTGTCAAAGGCCAGAGTGTCGAAGTCGGCCTGCAGAGAGTCGAGCTTGGTGGCAAGCTCGTCGCGCTCGGTGGTGAGTGCTTGCAGTTGGCGCCCCATGTCCCGGGAGTAGGACTGGACCGCGCTGGCTGCTTCTGCGGGCAGATCGATCTCCAGGCCGTCGAGTTTGACGGTTGCCATAACGGGAGATGCAGTTGAACTGGACTGGGGCGCCATTTCGTACTCGGAGGGGTCGGATACAGCATCGGCTGCATCCATCCGATCGAGCAAGAGTCGAACCTCCGGGCCAGCCCGGCCGCGGGGGACGATGGCGATGTGATTCACCCGGATATTGCGTTGGATGCCGGCGTAATCTTCGCCCTCGGGTGTTACTCCGGGGGTGGGGTCGAAGTCGACCTTGTAGCCGGCAGATACCTCGGTGGCATCTTTGCGCTTGATCTTCTCGATTGCTTCGGAGTCAGTGACTACGAGAGCGACTTCGACAAAACCGTCGGTGTATCGGACTTGGCTACCGGAGTAGCCAACCTGGTACTGCTTGGTGTTGTCTGCGTCGAGAAGAACAGGTGGGTGACCCCACGTTGCGGGTTTCATCCCGAACGTGGATAGCGAGTCCGGATTACTGACCTCTTCTGGAGGACGATATTCGCGGACTTGGGAACCATCAGCACGGCGGTAAAGCTGCGTACCCGAGCGGGCAGCGCGGCACCAGACCCGGAGGTAGCCCTCGGGGGTGGTTTCGCTGCCTGTAATGGGCGCGAAGTCGTACCTCGTTACTGATGTTTCCATGGTCAAATCTTACCTGTTGGAGTGAGCTTTGGTAGCTTTATACGCAGAGCGGCTACGACACTTGGCAATTCACAGACAGCTGACGTTGTGCCGGCGAATTAGAGCGCTGAGGGATTATAACAAGCTGACGCAGTTTGAAGTTGCAGAGAAACTGGGGATCAGTCAGGCTGCGTATTCAAGACTAGAGAAAGGTGAAGTTGAGGTGTCGGTTATGAAACTAATAGCTTTGTGCGAAATTTATGATGTTAGATTGCAGGAGTTAGTTCGGGGCATTTAGGCTACTTCTAGCCAAGAAAGTTCCAGAAACAGTTTAGCATCATTATTTGTAGGTGTTGCAGCTATTAAAAGCACGTCGCTGGTTCCGTCAATTGCTCGGCCAAGCTGGAAGTTGAAGTCGTTGATACCACCGAGGGCGAGAGACGATGAACTCGTGAGGTAGCCGCTTGTAATTTCAGTCCCGCCGACGTAGCTGGAAATGCTTGTGTTGTATTGTACAACGTTGTTGAGATGCGTTGTCCACGTACCCCCTGTAGTTGAGGTTGGATTTAATAGCAAATGATACTGCACAATATCTAGTTTATTGTTAGTCGTCTGTTCAATAGCTGCGCTTATATCAGATGGAATAACTACGCTATCAATACGTGTTGCGTTTAGTCGTATAGCCAGTATTGGGTATATAGTACCGGCAGTGGTGAGTGTTACAGGAGTGGATCCCGTAGCAACGCTGTAACGATTGTTGAAGCCTTGATACCCGCCCTCGGATGCGATGGTTGCGCAGATTTGCTTGGCGGTGGCTTCGGCAGCGATAGTGTCTGTGTTTTCGATCTCCTGCCGTAGCGGGAGGATTGCAGTGGTCATATATGTGGTGCTGTTGACGTTGTCCCCGTGGAAGGTGTGAGCGATGACCAGACTTCCTTCGACAATGAAACCGCAGCGTACGTCCCCTACGCCCAACCACTCGAGGTCGCACCACAGAATCTGTGCTTTTGAGAGATCCAAAGTGCGGCCTGATTGACCGGTGCCGTCGAGTTTGTCACCGTTCCAGTCAGCTTGAGCGATGCGGGTGTTGACGACGCTGCCGCTGGTGTAGCTGCGCCGTACGAAGTAGACGGTGTCGTCTTCCTGCTCAAGGTAGATGCCGTTCTCGGTGCTGAAATAGCCGAGGCGTTGGCGGAGGTTGGTTTGTGCTGCCGCGAAGACGAAGGAGGTCATCACCAGCAACGATTTGCCGGGCTGGTAGGGGAAGACGCGCTTGGTTTCGCGGTAGACGTAGGCGCCGGATGTGACTGGGACGGTGAGATTTACACAGCTTTCGTTGGCGACGTACGTCTTAGCGCCGCCGGCGTTTACGGCTGTGTCCCATTTGTCGTTCTCTTGATAGCGATGCTGGCTGTCGAAGAGAGTGAACGGAGTACTCGTGCGCAGTCGGCCGAAAGCATCGCCGCTGGTGCCACTATTTGCGAGAACTGTTACTGGGAATTCAGTGTCGTTACGAACATAAACGAGTTCGTAGCGGTCATTATTGACAATGCGTTGGCCCATGAGTTGTAAAAGCTGATGGTATAAGCCTAGAGACAGAAGCCCGCAGCCCACACTGAGTCACGCTTGAAGCGAGCTTGTTTGCCGTGACCATTCCGAGCTCGGTTGGTGGAGGGGTCCTCGAGGACGGTTTTTCCGGCCTCGGTGTGAGAGATGTCGGGGCCGCCTTGGCCGTCGATGCCGCGGCGGCGGCGCTCCTTGTTGAGTTCGGCGCGACGCTTGCGTTCCGAGGGGCGGCGGTTGATCTCGGCCTGGGCGCGTTGGCGCTTGGCCCGGGCTTCGGGGTGGGTGCGGTAGTAGGCGGCGGTGCGGGAGCTCATGGAAGCAACACACCAGGCGTGAGGCCGTCGCGGCGGGAGACTTTGCCGCTGCAGCGCCACTTTGCCCTCGAGAGGCACAGGGGGGTGTTGCGGTCTTTGCCGGAGCAGTCTTTGCCGTGGGACTTCATGTCGCCGAAGCTGCGAGCGCAGTATCGGTCGCCTTTGTCGGTGCCGGGGGCAATCTTGTAGCCCTTGGCGCCGTAGCGGACGGTGCGGGTGCGGCCTGTTTTGGGGTCGCGGACCTTCTTGCTGTACTTCTTGCCGTCCTCGGTGTCGAAACCGGCTGCCCAGAAATCCGTTTTGGAGCTCACCATGACGGGGCCACCGGTGCGCTCTTTACGCGGGTCCTCACGACGCTTGCGCGCTACCAGGCGGCGCCGCTCCGCGGCGGACAGAGCCGAAGCTTTCGCAGCTGGGAGACACTTTGGCTTGCCTTCACCCTCGGAGCGATCACCGCATGGTCCGAGGATGCGACCAGTGCTGCTCATGCGGACCCACTTTTCTTTGAACCATTTGTCTAGGGAGTCTGTGCGAAATTTTCCGCCGCGTTCTTTGTACGCGCGAACCATCCAAGCGTTGGCGTACGCGCTCGGGTAAATCTTGAATTTGCGCTTGGCTTCTGCTTTGACTGCAGCGTGCAGCTTTTTGTTGAGAAACACGGTTTTGCCCGCAGCATCAAGGCGGCCGAAGCCGCGAGGCTCGCGCTGCGGTTTGAAGCTGCCAGCGGTCAGCTTTTGTTGGGTGCCTTCGGCGTCGCTGCGCTTTGCCTTGGTGGCGCCTTTGCGGGTGGTCTTACTGCCCTTCATGTAGCCCATCTTGTTGAGGGTGCCATAGATGTAGGCCTGGGCGCGCTCCCCAGTGAGGCCGCGAGCGGCGGCCTGCTTGACGAGCTCGGCTTCCATGGCAGCCACCTTGGACCCGCGGGGGTCCATGCGGATGGTGGCGGGGGTAAGGGTCACGGCTCAGATGTCGAAGGAGCCGGAGTCGAAGGAGAAACCGTCTGCCCAAGGATCACGAATGGAGGGGCGCTTGGATTTCTTCCACGCCGCTTCTCGGGTTTTCATGACAGCGGATAGCTGTGTCTTATTTGAAGGCGTTGGAGCACCTGCTTTTGCTCGTGCTGCAGGATCCAGAGCGCGGCGCAAATCAGTGTTGCGCTTGGCTGTTTGCTGCATGTAGGCAGCGCCGCCAATCAGCGCTGCTGCGCCTGCAATCTTTGCGGCGGTCTTAAGGCCACGGACTTTGGAACCACCGCGCTGCTGCGGCTGCACTTTCTGCGCAGTGCCCTTGGTGCATTTTTCGCCCTCGGAGATGGCGCCGTTGCCGCATTTGAGGTCGAAGCGCTCAGCGGCGTCTAGGCGGGCACGGATGTAGGTGCGGCTGCGGTCCTGGATGCCGAGCTCGCAGGCATCAAGATACTCGATGGGGGTCAGCGAATCCCGGCGCTTGCGCATATAGCTGCAGTTGCCGTCGCATTTGCTCTTCTTTCCGCATGCGCACTCGGCATCCATGGGCTTTTTGCCGTACATGCCGCCGTCTTTGGCGGGCTTGGTGTGCTTGGCGCCCTTGGCACTGCGCTTGCGGCTGTGCTGCTGGCCCTCCATGTCCATTTCTTCCTCTTCCTCCTCTTCTTCGGGCTCGGAGGCTTCGGGGTTGCGGGAGCGGGCGGCCATGGCGCGGCCTGCGCGAATACCTTTTTCGTAGGCAGAAGACTTGGCGGGCATGGCGTTGGGCCGCATAGTGCTGATGCAGTCAGCGTAGCTGTTTTCATCTAAGGATCACAAACCCGAATCCGCTGGTTGAGGTGCAAACTGTTCAAACACCGCCGCTTTGTTGAGATTGGCGGGACCAATAGTTGCAACTTTGGAAACTTCCTCGCGGTGGCGTTTTGGCATAGCGGCGTAGTCAGGGTCGATGGCAGCGATCTCGGGATCCCACGGGGCTAGGTAGCACCGACAGCGCGGATGACAGGGTGCGTTTGTACTAGCCCGCTTGTAGATGCGGCCGGCCCGGGCGTTGCAGATCGGGCAGGTGCGATCGTCGCTCGTGGCGTACCACATGACGAGGTCGATGCCATTGGCGGCGTAGTACTGGCTGCTGGCGGAGTTGTAGGCCCGCAGTGCTTCGGTGCGCGCAATGACGTCCGCTCTCGACTTGACAACACCGAGCCGCAGGCGAAGGTCCTTTGTGATCGCGTCCGTGGGGCGGCCTTCGGCGACACCTTGAGCGACGAGCTCGGTGGCGGTAGTGGCGAACTGCTCGCCGTGCCGGCGAAGGTAACCGCGAGCTTGCGCTGCGGCGGAGACCGTAGCTTCGAGCGGAATCGACACGTCGATCCGGCGGCGGCCGGGAGCGATGTCGCGCAGAATCTGCCTGGCTACGGTGAGGCCTCGACCTTCAGCAGTGCGGAGCAGCGAGCGCAGCACGCGGTCGTAGGCGTCGGTGCGGTCAGGCCGAAACGCCGGCACAAGCTGCCGAAACTCCTGCAGCAGGGCGACGTTGCGGTCGGCCGCCGGCTTGCCACTGCGGATCTGGATGCGGGTGCGGCGGATCAGCCGGTTGAAGCTGCTGTCGAGGATGCGGTTCAGCTGGGTGACGGTGACGTCCTCGGTGCGACGCAGGGCGGAGTTGTAGCGCTCGAGGAGTTGCATTAGGTGGGGCGGCGCAAGTCTTTACGGACAGCTTTGTGGAAAGCTAATAAATCTTGCTGCGTGAGCGTTTCGCCGCTGCTTATTTTTGTTTGTAGTGCTTTTTTACGGTTTGCCATAGCGGTATATAGCTGGGGGTTTGAGTCTTTTGCGGCACTAAGTAGATTGTTTATATCAGCTAAACCGTTTTTAGCCACTGGTCCAGCATTACCAAAGTCAATAAGCTTCACATCAGAGCCTTTAGTCAACACGTTACCCATGTGTAGATCACCGTGGGAGTAGCCCAAGCGGTGCATTTTTTCTACTTCGCGTAAAGCGCTCTGTACAGCTTTGCCTTTTTGGTCTGCTCCCAGTGATTTTACAGTGTCGTAACCCTTTAAGTAGTCCATCATTACGACGCCTTTCTTAGCGTCTACGTTGTGGATTTTTGGAACGCTTATTCCGGCTGCATGCAGCGCGTTTTGCGTATTTACTTCATTGGCGAATGCTGTTTTATTAACTTTGCCTTTGGGCGTTTTGATTACGTATTTGTCATCCTGAGAGATCCAAGTGCGACCGCTAACGCCCTCGGTTAAATACTTGGCTCCTTGCGGTGGATTGTTCTTGTCGAACGGTTTTGCATTATTGAGTATGCGCTGCGCTGCTGGGGTCCACTGAGGTGCGGTAACAGCGAGAGCGGCGGCTCCTGCAAGCGCCCCTGCTAGGACCAATCGCTTGGCGCTAGGGCGCCTTTCAGACTTTTTTGCAGGGTTATCCGCTCCCGCAGTCTTGCTACATTCATGCGCCTTAGGGATGTAGGAGTTGCCACAAGGCTTACCTGCGGCGGCTGAGCTCGCTGCGTCTCCGCGGATCAGGCCCGCCATGTACTCCATCTGAGCGTCGGGAATCTCAGTGAACTTGCCCTGGTTCTTGAGCGCCCAAAGGCGGTCGGTCTTCAGGCCCGTGATGGACTTGAAGCCCATGCCCTCGTAAATGGATTTGCGTTTGCCGCCTTTGCCGTCGTCCTTGTGGGGGACGGCGAACATGACAGCGTTCTCGGGGAGCATCTCGAGTTGCGCCTGGTACATCGCCTTGGTGGTGCGGATCAACTGCTTTGCCTGGGAGCTGGGCATGCCGCCTTTGGCGTCGTAGCTGCTGTCGATGGTGAAGCCGAGGCCGTACTGGGGGAACTTGGACACGTTGCCCTTGCGCTCAGCACCGAAGGTGAGCAGGCTGTCGCCAATGGACCCGACCGCTAGCTGGGTGCCGTTGGGCATCTGCCAGGTGGAGAAGTTGTTCTTGACGTCGACGGCGCGGATCTGCCCGCCTTGCGCCTTGAGGGCCATGTGGGCGGTGGCGCTTTTGGCGCTTCCTACGAGCTCGCGGGCGGGGCCCTGAAAGCGCTCGGGGAGCTTGTCCAGTCCGGCCTTTACCTGGGAAGATGACATGGCGTCGATGGTGCTTTTGCTGAGGGAAGGCACCAGCGTCTGGCGTTGCTTGTAGGCCAGGAGACCACCCACGGTGAGGGTGGCGCCGGCCGCTACGGCAGCAGCGGTGGCGGCTTTGCCGCGGGAGGATGAGCCACTCTCGGTGGGGGCAGCCGTGCTGCCCGCGCCCTTCCGGCATTCATGCGCCTTGGGGATGTGCGACGCACCACAGGGCTTCCCCAGGCGCTTGCCCTCCTTGAAGTCGTTGCGAGCAGCGAGGTAAGTCGCGGCGCGGACAAGCTCGGGGGAGCGGTCGCCTTCGTCGCTGCGCATGCGCTTCAGCGCAGCCTCGGCGGCTTCGCGGGTGGCGTAGCGCGGGCTTCCGTCTGGGTTCTTCTGCCGCATCAGGTCGCTGATGCGTTGAGCCATGGAGCGGCGGCGAGCGGCACGAGGCTGCGGGGCCTGCGCTGCGGCAGCTTGTGCGCGACGTGCAGCGGCTCTACGCACCGGAATCAAGCGCTCGAATCCGTTCTGCTGCAGGTATCGGGTGGCTTCGCCCACCCGGGTGATGTTGCGGCCGGCGAGCTCGGAGGCAGCGGTCAGCGTCTCGCGGTCTGAGAGCGTGAAGGTGCTGCTTTTGTTGACGCGGGTAGCGAAGTACTCCTTAGAGAGCACGTCGCTGAGGCCCTGCCCCATGCGGCTTGTGACGTTCTCGGGCTTCGAGAGGCGCTTAGCCAGGTAGCGCGAATGACCGATGCGGGCGCTGTTCATCAGATCGCCGTATCCACGGCGGCGCTGCTCCGCTGGCATGGCCACGCCCGGAGTCTGGCGCACTTCGTTGGCGACACGACCGAAGTAGCTGTCGAAACCGTCGCGTGTTTCGCGGTAGACGCGCTCGGCAAGCTGCCGGCGGCTCAGTGCTGCTTCCCGGCTGCGAGGAGCGCTACCGAGGATCTGATCGAGATTGCTAACTGCGCGCTCACGGACGTTCTCGGGGAAATTGGCTGTGCTTGGTCCTACCAAGCGGTTCAGGAAGGCTTGGCGCGCGTCGGCGTCCTTGATGTTGACTCGCTGCTGCCGAGCTAGGGCCTGCACGCTGGACGCTTCGCGGTTGAGCGCGGTCGTCAGCGAGCGGCGTACATCAGTATCAGTGGCCTGAGGACTGAGGCGGAAGCCAAACTGCCGCGAGAGAAACTCGTGTGTAGCAGGCTCGGAGAATGTGCTGCCGTCTCCTGCTCCAGCGGCTCCAGTGCGCTTGGTCCCCCAGAAGGCTTCGAGGCTCTGTTGCCGCCAGGTTTCCGAGTTTGTGTTCAGCGCGGCGGCCTTGACGTCAACCTCGCTGAGGCGATTGAAGAGAATTCGGGAATTGGCATATGCCGTGGCGCGCGTTTCGAGTTGGTTTGAGGTGCCGAGGAGCTGAGTCCGCAGAGCTTCAGGGCCTGCAGCTGCTTCAGCAGCTGCTCGGGAAACAGCAGCTCCAGCTACAGCGCCGCCAGCGGCGCGACGCTCAGCCCGAGCACGCCCGATACCGGGGGTCGCATCGAGGACCCGGTTGATGCCGGCAGCCACAGAATCATCGATTTTGCGGCCGATCCCCTCGCGGTAGAAAGGGGCTCGTTTGAGCTGGTTGTGGCTGAAGAGGCCAAAGCCGATGATGGCTGTGGCTGTAGCGATGCCACCAGCGCGCCGTTCGAGCTGTGCCTGCAGTGCTTTTTTACGCCGAATGTCCCCCGGGGTGGCTTTGACAACGCCCCGAACAATGGCGCGCTTTCCGCCTTCGATCTCGGAGAAACTGCCCTTGCGGATGCCTTTGCCGATGCGTTTGACGCCACGCTCGATGTTGGCGAGACCGCTTACAGGGTCTGTGCGGACAGCGCGCAGATGTGGATCCGGTCCTTGCCCCTTGATGCGGCAGTCCCAGTTGGGCGGGATGCAGCGGCCACCGCACTTCACGTTGGGTGGGGTGCAGGTGACCTTGCGTGAAGTCTTACCGGTGCGGCTGCGGCGCGCGTCGAAGCGGGCCTTAGTGGCCAGATAAGCCGCAGTGCGGAAGCCTTCGGGAGTGGTGTTGTGGTCTGTCATGGATCAGTACCCCTCGTTGTAGGCGCGGAAAGCATCGGCTTCGGCCTCGGGCACTGGTGCTAGCCCTGCCACATTCTGACGGGGGAAGAAGCGTTGCACAGCTGCTTTGGCTGCGCGCAGTGAGTTGAAGCCTGTGGTGTAAGGCCCGTCTGTGATGGCGCCGTCAAAGGCGAAGCGCGCTCGGTAGAGTTTTCGAGCTCGGGTTCGATGGGGGCCAATGAGCAGCAGCGGGGCTGCTTCGCTGGTGTCGATGCGCTGGCCGTCGGGGCCTACGAGAGGGCCGGCGACCACGTTGTCTCGACGATGGGTGATGAGGATGCGCAGGCCCTCGGCATCAGCGTAAACCGAGTCGCCGCGGGGGATGATGGCTTCAGTATCTGCTTCGCCTTGAGGTGCAGCGGGCGCAGCGGGCTCGCCCTCGGGGAGCGCAGGCGGCTCCAACGCCTCCATCTGGGCGTCGTAGCCGGCCATCTGCGACTGGAACTGGGCGTCTGTCGTGACAACAAGCTGCTGCGTGACAGCTTCATTGAGCTTGGTGTCGAGGGAGTACTCGGTGCCACCAAAGCGTGCCTCGCGCACCTCAAGGGCGCTGAGGACACCCATTTGGATGTACTGGATGTCGGAAGCGGCCTTGAGTTGGTGCAGCTCAGCTTCCTCTTTCTCTGTCTGCGTGAAGATCGATGGGAAATCGACAGCCCAGGACTCAGGGATGCGGCCGCGGGTTGGTCCTTCGCGCGAGGCGAGAATGTAGGTGAAGACCTCGGTGATTGGGGTGCGGCAGTAGGTCTCCTGCCACTGCTCGACGAGGGAGGCCCATATGCGTTCCTCGAAGCGGCCCTCTTTGCCGAGGCCGCCGGGGGAATTGCCCATCAGGATCGAAGAAGGCCAGCCGGTGGCTGCTTGCAAGTCTTTGATGAACGGGTCGGTCGCGGTGGCAATGTTGCTCAGCGCTCGATTGATGAAGGCGATCTCTTCCTCGGTGTCGACCACCATGCCGCCGTAGACGCTGCGGCTCAGATTGTTGGCTTCGAGGCGTTTGCGGAGGTCGGCTTCGTTGCCGGCAGCGATGCGATTGAACAGCCCGGGAATCTTGTGAACGAAGACGTCGGAGTCGCTAGTCATCGACTCGAGACCTGACATTGCGGTCTCGTAGCGCTTGAAGGACTCCCAGATGAGCTGCAGAACCGATTGGCCCCAGCCGGTGTTGCGAGAGCGGAGGTTCCAGGGCAGGTAGAGACCGTCAAAGCGAGCTACCCGGGTGTGGTGAACTCGCAGATTGACGTAGCCGCTGGTCTGGTCGGGGGTAATGCGCTGCGACGTGGTGATGCGGTAGTGCGAAGGACGGGAGTAGTCCGTGATGGAGACGTCCTCGGGGATCAGTTCGTGGCGGGACAGTGGGATGTAGCCGCGGATTGCGCGAATGCGGTTGAGCTCTACTGGGTCTTCGGGTTGGCCTCCGTCGTCGATGAGGAGCACCAGGCCGGAGCCACCGTAGAGGCGCTGCAGCTTGATGACTTCGGAGAGGGCAAAGTGGAACTGGGTGGACTGCAGAAATTGCTCGAAAGCCGTGAGCATGTCAGCGTTATCGGTTGCCGCGTCTCCCCCGAGGGAGATGGTTGGGCGGTGGCGCAGAATTTCATCACCGATGGCGTCGACGTAGCGGCGTGGGATACCGCTTGTGTACAAAGATTCGAGCTCGGCTTCAGTCAGTAGGGCATTAAATCCTACTTTGGTGGCGGTTGTTTTATCTTTTGCAGGCACACCTAGACCCGTCAGAGCGTTAACTAACGCACCATCATTCCGGAAATTCTCTGATGTTTCGGTAGTCATTGGACGCGCGAGCTCGGGGGGCGCTGAGCTGATCGTAGCGGTTTGTGGCAAAAGCTCATGCATATCAGTTACCAGATGCAAGTGAATATGGTAACTGATCTGAGCATCTGGTAACTGATTTCTGCGTATGGTAACTGACATCTGTATCTGGTAACTGATCTGTGCGTATTCGCTGAGGGCGGCGTGGCTACGCTGAGGCAGCCACCCATCGAGGAATGGTTGACCATCACATTGATGGATCAAGTCTTCTGACAAAGCGGCAGGCCAAAATGCGATTTCGCGAAGGGATCCTCAGTAGCTGGGGGTCCCTTTGTGCTTATTGCGGGCGCCCAGGAGACACGCTGGACCATGTTCGGCCTCGGAGTCGAGGGGGTCGGACAGACCGAGCGAACCTGGTCTGCTGCTGTGCGGCGTGTAACAGAGCCAAGGGCAGCGAGCTCGATTGGCGTCAGTGGTTTCGCAAGCAGCGGTGGTGGACACCGAGACGCGAGGCTGCGATCGAAGGCTGGCTTGTCGAAGGACAGCCGAGATCTCTGGCGGCGTAGCTCAGATGTTGTCGAAGAAACTTGCAGTCGCCGGTGTCTCAGGAATGAGTGAGCACGCAAACGCCAGCGCCATGACAGTATCGTCGTGAGCACCGTTTACGGCTTGGCGGGCGCCACTTTCTTGTTGCTGAAAAGCACGCAGCTCATCAGCGATGATGCCGGATGGAAACACCAGCTCGTCGCGCTCGAGCAGATACAGAATTCTGTCTGTGGCTACGGTTTTGGATGCGCGGCTGGTGTTGAACGTCTCAATGGCGTAGTTTGGCAGAATGTGCTGTAGCGCTTCGGCGATGACAGAGCCCATCGCTTGTTTTTCTACAATTACTCGCTGCGGCATATAGTCATCTATTAATGTCTTCACATGCTTCAAACTGTAATCGGTGCTCTTACCATTTTCTCTGTACATGCCAACGACCTCGTAGGGCGAAGTCGTAATATCCAGGACCATTGCTACGAAGTAGTCACCGCCTCCAGCGTTAGGGTCAATGCCGATGACGTAGCTGCGATTGATGGACCCGCACTCGCGCCAGTGGCCGCGCGCAGCCTGGTTAATCAACTCATTGGGGTAGATCTGGGTGTCAGTGGCTCCGAACCGCAGCTCGTACTCGGAGTTCCATGCCGCCATGGTCATGCGGCGAGACTCACGAGTCTTACGCGCCCAGTCAGGGTCAGCGCCGTAGATCGGATGCTGTGAGTAGTGGATAGCGACCTTGTTCCAACTGCCCTCGTCGGAGTGCCAGAGTTGCCCGAACCAATCCTGCTCGGTGTCGGGCGTGGAAACGACTATCACTTTCGCCGCGTCGCCCACCATGGAGAGCGTGGGCATGGCTCCGCGGTAGATCTCGGCGGCGCCCTCAAGGAACGCGGCCTCGTCCATGAACAGGACAGAGCAGCTGGGGATGCCACGAGCAGCGCGGGGTGACGCCGGCAGGAAATACAGCGTGCCGCGGCCCTCGAAGGCGAGCTGCGTGTTGCTGTCGGTGAGATAGCGGACGGTTTCGCCGCGGAGGCTGTTGGCCATGGCGCGGACGCGGCGACCGAGCTCGGAGGCGTCCTGCTGCGTTTTGCTGAAGACCACAGCAGCGAAGCCGCGCTCGGTGAGCGCACGGCACAGAAGGTAGTTGCAGACGGTCTCGGAGACACCGGTCTGGCGGGACTTGTTGACCAGCGTATTGGGGTGCTCGTTGATGGAGCGGATCAGCTCTATCTGGTACTCGTAGGGGTCAAATGGGGCGATGGTGCCGCTGGTGCGGATCCAGGTGTTTCGTGCGAACGACGGCCACTGGTCGACGGTAGGTAATGAAGATGCATTGCCGGGCTCGTAGGAAGCGGCGCGCACTTTGCGGCGCTCCAGCTCGGTCTGGAGGCGCTCGACGCGCTTTCGGAGGGCGGAGACTGACGCCATCAGCTTTCAGAGTCAAGGGCGTCGTTGTCGTCATCGTCGTCCGGCTCGCTGACAGCGGTGGTTTCAACCTCGGGGGTGGCGGTGAAGCGGAGTAGCTGGCGCTCGAGGTCCTGGATCTGGCGCTCGAGGATGCGGCGTTCTTGGTAAGCCTGGGCCCCGCTCATAAGCGTGCGGGCAGCAGCGATGCGGTCTGCGGCTCGGGCATCCTCGTCGTTGATGATGTTGTCGAGGACAGTGATAGCTGCGGGAATAGTGCTGATGTTCATGCCACCAGTCTCGGAGAGCAGCTCTTGTTGGATGCGAGCGATGGCTTGTTGAACCGCGGGGCGCTGGCGCCAGGTGTAGATGGATTTTTCGCTGACGCCAATTTTGCGCGCGGTCTCGCGGATGGTGGTGCCCCGGGCGAGGAAGTTTGCAGCAATGCGCTGGCGCTCGTTGAGACCGTCAGGGCCGTAGACGCGATCAACCACGAGGCTTATGGGGTTCCGATAGCTTCAGACTACAGGATTGAAATACCGTGTGGTTTGAAGTTGTTCAGATTCTTGCGGTGATAACGCTCTCGGGCTGGTTCTGGTACTTGCCGGCTCGGGTGTCATAGCAGGTGGCACAGGGTGCACCGCGGAAGAAGAGTGCTTGAACGATGCCTTCGTTGGTGTAAATACGGCAGGGGGAGCTAGAGCTATTGCTGAACTCCAAAGTGAGGTGTCCTTGCCAGCCGGCTTCTCCGGGAGTGGTGTTGGCGATCACACCGCAGCGGGCGTACGTGCTCTTGCCGATGAAGAGGGCTGTGACATCGGCGGGGAGCTTCAGGCGCTCCATGGCAACACCAAGGCCATAGCTGTGAGCCGGCAAGACAAAGTAGGAATCGCCCTCGGGGGAGTTATGCAGCGGGGTGGGGATCAGATGCGCGGGGCTGAAGTTCTTCGGGTCGACAACAGCGTGAGTCTCAGTGTCCCCATCGCGCAGGGGCTGAAAGACGAAGAACTCGCGGGGGCTGAGCCGGAGGTCGTAGCCGTAGCTGGAGAGGCCGTAGCTGAGCACGCGCTTTCCCTCGCGGCGCGTGCGTACCAGCGCGGGGAGGAACGGATCGATCATGCTGGCCTCGGTGGCCAGGGTGGTGATCTCAGTGTCGGAGAGGATCATTAACGACAGTGTGATGATGTTATGCGCCCAGCTATTAGTCGGTCAGGATCGGGGCGCTGATGGTGA